ATGGACCCTTCGATTGCTCCGGCCTCCCGGGCAGCGGCGGTAACGCCGAACGATACCGCCATCGTCGGAGCCCGCGCGCTTTACATCGGCACGGCCGGTGATGTTGCCATTGCGCCGCGTCGTGACATGGATCCTGTCATCTTCAAGAGCGTGCCGGCTGGAACGATCCTGCCTGTTCATGCCGCCATCGTGGCGCTGACCGGGACCACCGCATCCAACATCATTGCGCTGTTCTGAGCCTTCCAGAAGCAGCGCCCCATGGGAAGACCGACCAAGTTCAGCCAGGCGCTGGCCGAGAAGATCTGCGAGCGCATTGCAGACAGGGAAAGCCTGCGGTCGATCTGCCGGGATGAGGATATGCCGTCAAAGTCGACCGTGCTGTCCTGGCTCGCCGACGACGATAAGGCGGCCTTTCGGGCGCGGTATGCCCTGGCCCGCGAAATCCTGGCCGACGGCTTTGTCGACGAGATGGTCGAGATTGCCGACGACCGCAGCAATGACTGGATCGAAAAGAAGAATGCGAGCGGCGAGACCACCGGCTGGCAGGAGAATGGCGAGGCCATCCGGCGTTCGCAGCTCCGCATCGCCACCCGCCAATGGGTTGCCGAGAAGCTGAAGCCGAAGAAATACGGTTCCAAGGTCGAGCCCGACCAGGGCGCCGTGACCGGCGAGGTTTCGCAGTTGCTGGAAGATATCAATGGCAAGACGCGCGGACTTCCAAACGGCAGTTGACCAGTTTTCCGACTGGCGCTGGCGGCTGAACAACCTCTATTGGATCACCGACAAATCGGGCAAACGCGTCAGGTTCGAGATGAACTGGACGCAGATGACGTTTTTCGAGCAGATGCATTACCTCAATGTGCTGCTGAAAGCCCGCCAGCTGGGTCTGACGACCTTCATTCAGATCTTCATGCTCGATGCCTGTGTCTTCAACCGGGATATCCGCGCCGGCACCATTGCCCATACGCTGGGCGACGTGCAGACGATCTTCAGGGACAAGATTAAATATCCCTATGACAATCTGCCGGATGGTATCCGCACCGCTGTGCCTGTCGTCAGAGCCAACCAGACCGAACTGCTGCTTGGTAATAATTCGAGCATTCGGGTCGGAACCTCGCTGCGCTCGGGAACGCTGCAATATCTCCATATCTCCGAATATGGAAAGCTTTGCGCGAAATATCCCGACAAGGCGAGGGAAGTCCGCACCGGCGCGCTGAATACCGTGCAGGCCGGTCAGCTGGTCTTCGTCGAAAGCACGGCGGAAGGTCAGGAAGGGCATTTCTACACGCTCTGCGACGATGCCCAGGTCAAGCAGCGCCAGGCGGCGAAACTGACCGAACTGGATTTCAAGTTCCATTTCTTTCCCTGGTGGAAGGAGCCGCAATATGCGATCGCGCCCGAAGGCGTCATCATCACTGATGCTTTCGTCAAATATTTCCGGCAGCTGGCCGAGCAGGGCATCACGCTGACCGACGGGCAGAAAGCCTGGTACGTCAAGAAGGCCGAAACCCAGCTCGGCGACATGAAGCGTGAATATCCCTCGACGCCGGCAGAAGCGTTCGAGGCGAGCGTCGAGGGAGCCTATTACGCCGATCAGATGGCGGTCGCCGACGCCGAGGAGCGCATCGGGATCTTCCCGCATGTGGAAGGTTATCCCGTCCACACCATTTCCGATATCGGCATGGACGATGCCAACAGCGTCTGGCTGTTTCAGGTGCTTCCCGGCCGTGTGCGGATGATCGGCTATTTCGAGCACACCGGCACGGGCATGGACGGCATGCTCGACGAGCTGGAACGGCGCGCCGCCGAACATGGTTATGTCTATGGCGTGCACAACATGCCGCATGACATCAAGGTCAGGGAATGGACACGCGGCGGCATGACCCGCATCGAGGTGATGCTGAGAGAGGTCAAGGCCCGCGGTCTCGGCACGGTCCGCAAGATCGAGCGCGCCTATGTCCACGACCGGATCAACGGCACGCGGCGCATCCTGGCAAAGATCGAGTTCGATCAGGCCGGCTGCATCCAGGGCATCAAATGTCTGCGGAACTACCGCAAGGACTGGGACGAGGATTTGAGCGTCTTCCGCGACGAGCCCCTGCACAACTGGGCGTCGCATGGTGCCGACGCTTTCGGGGGTCTGGCGATCATCTTCACCGGATTGGCGCCGGAACCCCTGAAGCCGCAAGTGAAGAGCCTGCCGACCTTCCAGACGATGACCTTCAACGAATTTGCCGATTCCACCCCTAGACATAGCGAGCGTGTTTGATGGAAGACGAAGCAACGGCTTTGGGGGGCGGGCAGCAATGGGACCTGGCAAAGGTCGGTGCCCGTTGGCAGCAGGAGCTCGAGCGCGCGCAGCGCTATTTCAAGTCCTGGCATGACCGCTGCGTCAAGATCGAGAAGATCTATCTCGATCAGCAGTCGGATCAGACGAGTGCGGCCAAGCGCCGGTTTCCGATGCTGTGGGCCAACACCTCGGTGCTGCAGCCGGCCGTCTATGCCAGGGTGCCGCAGCCGGTCGTCGAGCGCCGCTTCAAGGACGCCCAGCCGGTGGCGCGCATGGCCTCGGAACTGGTCGAACGTAATCTGTCCTATATGGGCGACGAAGCCGATGTCGATTCCATCATGCGGGCGGTGCGCGATGATTTCCTGCTCTGTGCCCGCGGCACGGTGTGGCTGCGCTATGAGGCCGATTTCGAACCGCTCGACATGGGTGTCCAGCCTTCCGACCCGCCGGCCAATGGTGGTTTCCCCGAAGGTCTCCTCGGCAGCCTTCCCGGCGGCATGGGCGACAATGGCGGCGCTCCGTCTGAGGTGATCAGCGACGAGCGTGTGTGCATCGATTATGTCCACTGGTCCGACTTCCTGCACTCGCCGGCGCGCCGCTGGAAGGATGTGACATGGGTGGCGCGCCGCGTTCCGATGACCGACGAGGAGATGGAGAAGCGGTTCGGCCCTGATGCGATGGCGTCGCTCCAGGCGCAAGGCGCCGGCAGCAACAAGGGCACCACCCAGACCGAGCGGGCCGAGAATGAGGGCAAGACCCATGTCTGGGAGATCTGGTGCAAGAGCGAAAACTATACCGTCTGGATCGCCGACGGCGCGCCGGTGGCGCTCGAAGTGTCGGAGCCGCCGCTGGATCTCAGCCACTTCTGGCCTTGCCCGCGCCCGGCCTATGGAACGATGTCGACGAGCTCGCTGATCCCGGTGCCCGACTATGTCTATTATCAGCAGCAATGCGACGAGATCGATCTGCTGACGAAGCGCGTCAACAAGCTGACCGATCAGCTGCGGCTGAAAGTGTTCTACCCCTCCGGCGACGGCGCGATCTCGCCGGCGATCGAGAAGGCGATGCGGCCCGAAAACGACACCGTCATGGTGCCGATCCCGGAATGGGCCGCTTTCACCGACAAGGGCGGCTCGAAAGCCATCGTGACGCTGCCGATCGACGAGGTGCAGAAGGTCATCATCGCCTGCATCCAGGCCCGCAAGCAGCTGATCGAGGACGTCTACCAGATCACCGGCATCTCCGACATCGTCCGCGGCGATACCCAGGCGTCGGAGACGGCGACGGCGCAGCGCATCAAGAGCCAGTGGGGCTCGATCCGCATCCGCGACCGCCAGTCGGAGCTTGCCAGGTTTGCCCGTGACATCATCCGCCTTGCCGGCGAAATCATCTGCGACCAGTTCCAGCCGGAAACGCTGATGCTCGTCAGCGGCATCAAGCTGCCGACCATGGCTGACAAGCAGCAGGTCCAAATGCAGATGCAGCAGATGCAGATGGCGGCGCAGCAGGCCGCAGCTCGTGCCCAACAGATGGGTCAACCGGCACCGCCGCCGCCGCAGATGCCGCCACAGCTTGAGCAGATGATGCAGCAGCCGACGATCGACGAGGTGGTGCAGCTCTTGCGCAATGACAGCATTCGCGGCTTCCAGATCGATATCGAAACGGATTCGACGATCGAGCCCGACGAAGACGCCGAAAAGCAGCGCCGCATGGAATTCGTGCAGATGATCGGCGGCTTCCTGCAGCAGGCCGGCGCCATGGCGCAGCAGAACCCGATGCTGGTGCCTGTGATGGTCGAGACACTGCTCTTTGCCGCCCGCGGCTTCAGGGCCGGCCGCCAGCTCGAAAGCACGCTGGAGCAGGTCGGCGCCCAGCTCTCCGAGGCGGCGACCGCGCCAAAACCGCCGGAGCCGCCGGCCGAGCAGATGATCAAGCTGAAAACGGCTGAAGTGAAGGCCGGCGCCGAACAGCGCAAAGCCGAGCTTGGCGTCGCCCAGGCCGAGATCGAGCATCGCGCCGTGATGGAACAGGCGCGCGGTGAGGCGGCGGCGCAGGCCTTGCAGCAGTTCCAGGCGCAACAGCCTGCCTATCAATGATTGGGGTTGAAGCATGAGAGAACGCTATTGCCGCGTCTGCGGCGGCTGGCACCAACTCGACGAGTGGCCGCACAACTGCATGCCGGTAAAGAGCCAGGCGCGGTCCGATCTGCCGGCGCCGCATTTCGTCAGCGACGCCATCGATATCCAGTCGATGCATGACGGAAGGCATTACACCTCGAAAGCCAAGCTGCGCTCCGCCTACCGGGCGGCCGGCGTGGTCGAGATCGGCAATGAAAAGCCGCAACCGATCGAAAAGCCGAAAACGGATCGCAACGAGATCCGCAAGGAGCTGCGGCGGGTTCACGCCGAATACAACGCCTAGAACCAACCGCTCTAACCTTTTGTTTTTACGGGCATCAATCCCCGACAAAGGAACTTTCCGACATGGATATGGAAGACCTGAACGAGGCCGGCAACGGCAGCGAAGATTTTGGCGCGTTCGACGATAAGCCGGTGAGTATCCGCGACAGCCTGAAAGCGGCGATCGACACCGTCGAGGGCAATGGACCGGGCGATATGCCCGGCCAGCCGCGCGATGGGGAAAACGGCCGCTTTCTGGCCAAAGGGCAGGAGCAAGCCGCCACAGCGGCGAGGGCAGGGCAGCCGCCCGCCGCAAACGCCGCTCAACAGACGCCACAAACACACACCCAGATGCAGACCCGTGAACAGCCCGCAAGCATCGGCAGCCGGGTTCCTCCCGGCTGGTCGGCGGAAGCCAAGGCGCAATTCGGAAGCCTTCCGAGTGAAGTGCAGGCGGCGATCGCCAAGCGGGAACAGGAGGTCGATAACGGCTTCCGCGTCCTGCAGGATTACAAGGGGCTCGAGGAGTTCACGCCGCTCATCCGCCAGGCCGGCAAGACCCATGCCGATGTCATGCGCCGGGCGATCGACTGGGAAAAGGCGCTCATCCACGACCCCGTCAACACCGTCGTTCACGTCGCCAGGATGGCCGGGGTCAATCTTCATGCCCTCGTCAATGGCCAGATGGGGGAGGTCCTGCAGCGCAATCCGCAGCAGGCCGGATCCCAGCAAGGAGGGCCGCAGCCTCGATCCATCAATGTCGAGGCAACGGTCGAACACGTTCTCAGGAAAAGGGACACCGAAACTCAAGTCGATGCCTTCCTTTCCGACCCGGCAAACGCGCACGCCGATGATGTGCTGGACGACATGATCGCCCTTATCAACGCAGGGCGGGCAACGTCACTCCAGGACGCCTACGACGCCGCATGCTGGATGCGCCCGGACATTCGCCAGCAGTTGATCAGCCAGACTGCGCCGGCGCCCGTCCGAGAACAGCAAGCCCAGAGGGCAGCAGCGGCAGATCAAGCCCGCCGCGCCTCGCGATCCATCTCTGGATCTTCCGCGCCGGGCCCGACTCGCGATGCGGCAAGAGGCCAGCCCACTTCAATCCGAGACTCGCTTCGCGACGCCATGCGCTCCGCGCGCGGTCAAGTTTGATCAAAGGAATGATCAATGCCCATTTCGCCCAACCTCTCTGAAATCGTGACCACGACGCTGCGCAACCGCAGCGGCACGGTCGCCGACGACGTGACGAAGAACAACGGTCTTCTCACCCGTCTGAACAGCCGCGGCCGCAAGAAGCCCATCTCCGGCGGCCGCACCATCGTTCAGGAACTGCAGTACCAGGAAAACAGCACCTTCAAACGCTATTCCGGCTACGATATCCTCAACGTCCAGCCCTCCGACGTCATCACCGCGGCCGAATACGACCTCAAGCAGGCCGCGGTCGCCGTCTCGATGTCCGGCCTCGAACAGCTGCAGAATTCAGGCGAGGATGCGATCCTCGACCTGCTCGAGCAGCGCATCGAGAATGCCGAAACCACGCTGAAGAACAACATCGCGCTTGACTGCTATTCCGATGGCACGGCCGATGGCGGGCGTCAGATCGGCGGCCTGCAGCTCTTGGTCTCGACCTCGCCGACGTCTGGCACCGTCGGCGGCATCTCGCGCGCCACCTGGGGTTTCTGGCGCAACCAGAAATTCTCGGCCTCGGCCGACGGCGGCGCCGCCGCCACGAACGCCAACATCCAGAGCTACATGAACCGGCTCTACATGTCCTGCGTTCGCGGCTCCGACGCGCCTGATCTTGTCGTCGCCGACAACAACTTCTTCCGCCTCTACTGGGAATCGCTGCAGGCAATCCAGCGCATCACCTCGGCGGACAAGGGCATGGCCGGCTTCCAGTCGCTGCAGTACATGGGCGCCGACGTGATCTTCGACGGCGGCTTCGGCGGCGGTGCGCCCCTCAACCAGATGTTCTTCTTGAACACCAAGTATCTGTTCTACCGCCCGCACCGCGACCGCGACATGGCTCCGATCGGCGACGAGCGCATGAACACCAACCAGGACGCCTTCGTGCAGCTGATGGGCTTCGCCGGCAACCTCACCATGAACAACGCCTTCCTGCAGGGTGTGTTGTTCGCCTGATCGTCAACGAAAGGAAAAGCAAATGTCGGTCGCAACAATCCAGTCCGATCGTCTTGGCGCGAACCCGTTCGTCGTCGAAGGCCCAATCGTTTCCGGCTCCGGTATTCCGGGCCCGAACTTCTCCCTCGGCGCTGTCGCCGGCGGGGACCGCGAATCAGAATGGGTCTATTGCCAGCTCGTGCTGGCCTCGCAGACGACCCTTCAGCCCGGCCAATGGTTCCAGTGGACCAGGGACTATGTCGCGTCGCTGCTGACCACGGCGGCCGCCGTCGTCGGCCAGCGCTGCGGCGTCTTCTCCGGCGCTGCCCAACCCCCGACGCTGACCGGCGGCCCGGTTGGCGCCATCACGCTTGCAGCAGGCACCTATTACATCTGGCTGCAGCGCAACGGTCAGGCGCCGTCGCAGGTCGCAACCGCAACGGCGGCCCTCGTCGTTGCCGAAACCACCACCACGGCAGGCCAGGCGAGTGCCCCGGCCTCTGCCACGGCAACCACCAAGGCCATCGCCAACGTCAACTTCGCGGCGGCCAACCAGACGTTTGCCGCAACCACGGTCAACGGCTCCGCCCTGCTGACGAGCCTTTCCGGCCTCAACGCCGGTTCCGGCCCGTTCATAGGGGCCGCTGTATCGGGCACGGGTATCCCGGGCGGCACGACGATCTCGGGCATCACCTACAGCCCGAATGGCGTCGTCCAGAGCATCACGCTCTCGGCCAACGCCACCGCCAACGGCACTGGTATCACCATCACCGCGACGGGCGTGCTCGAGGCGACGCTGATGCGTCCCTTCCTGTCGAAGGTGAACTAGACCCAAAGCAAACCACGGGCGCTTCGGCGCCCGTTTTTCTTTCCCCGCCATCAACAGCGAGACAGCACAATGCCCGACAACAATACCGGAATTTATGCCTCCTTCAGCCTCGAACCGGTCGAACAGACCTTTCTAACGGAGAAGGAAGGCCGCCCGATCTTCGCCGACAAGGAATTCGTCCGCATCTTCATCTCGGGCGACAAGCACACCGAAGTCTATCGCGAGGTGACGGAGAACGACAAACAGCGCTTTTCCGACGCCTACAAGCGTTTCAAGGAAGGCGCGGCCGCCCGCGAGCAGCTGACCGGCACGCCGCTGGCGCAATGGCCCTATCTCAAACCCAGCCAGATCAAGGAGCTGGAGGCGGTCAACATCTACACCGTCGAGCAGCTCGCAGCACTCTCCGACACCGTCAAGCAGAAGATCGGCATGGGGGCGAACGAGCTCGTCGCCGCCGCCCGGGCCTATCTGGCAACCGCCGAGAACTCCAGCGCTGCCTCGGCCTTTGCGGCCGAAAACGAGCGGCTGAAGGGCGAGGTGACGCGCCTGCAGGAGCAGATGAGGGAGATGGCCTCCCGCTTCGAGGCGCTCGAAAACGAACGCCCAGGCAGCAGCCAAGCCGGCAACAAGTCCCGCGGCCGCGCCGCCGCCTGAACCGGAGATCCCGCACATGTCGCTCCTGACCATCATTCAGAACGTCTGCGCGGAAATCGATCTCGATCCGCCGACGGCCGTCATGTCCTCGGCGGATCCGCAGATCATGCAACTGCGCATCCTCTCCACCCGCGCCGGCCGCGACCTGATGCGCGAGCATGACTGGTCGACGCTGATGGCGCAGCGGCAATTTACAACGACGGGCGCAAATCCGGAGCCGGCCGAACCGCCCGGCGACTGGGACCGCTTCGTTGCCAATTCGAAGATCTGGAATGCCTCGCGCCTCTGGTCGCTCAATGGCCCTGTTGAGCCGCAGAGCTGGCAGCGTAACACCGTCCTCAATTCAAACCCGGTTCCTCAGATCTGGCGCATGTTCGGCGGCAAGCTCGACCTCTACCCCAACGCTCCAGGCGAGACGATGGAGTATGCCTATATCTCCGGATTCTGGGTGGCGGTGAATGGCGGCACGACCACTGCCGGCACCTGGGCGAACGATACGGATACGGCCCGTTTCCCCGAAGATCTTCTCGAGCTTTCGCTGATCTGGCGCTGGAAGCGGGCAAAGGGCCTCGATTATGGCGAGGAGATCGCCAGTTTCGAACGATCCAAGGAAGCTGCCATCGGCGCCGATCGCGCCGCAAGCCCCGTCGACCTCTCCCTGCCGGCAAGGGGGCAGGCGCCCGAGAATTATTGGCCCGGCACCATCACGGTTCCAAACCCATGACCCGCAGATCTGTCCCTCCAAACGGGCGCACCCGCCGCGTTTCGCCAAGCAAAGACTGGGTCGCGCCGATCGGCGGCTGGCGAACCGATGTCGAGATGGCGGATATGCCCGCGGATGCGGCGTTCCAGCTCGACAATTTCTTTCCCGAGGCAAACCGCGTTCGCGCCCGCTATGGCTTCCTGGGTTTCGCCACCGGTCTTGGCGCCGACGTGCAGACGGTCATTCCCTATTCGGGGGTCAGCAACCGGCTCTTTGCCGCCGCCGGAGGCAAGATCTTCGACGTGACGGCGGGCGGCGCCGTCGGTGCTCCCGTCGTCTCCGGCATGGCAAGCGCCCACTGGTCGGTGCAGCAATATACCAACCCGGCCGGCCAGGAGTTCCTGCGCCTCGTCAACGGCCTCGACACGCCGCTGCTCTTCAACGGCACCGCCTGGACGAACAACTTTCTGGTGGGGACGGCAACGCTCGCCACCCAGAACGTCGCCGTCCGAAACACGCCCTATACGCTGAGCTTCTTCGGCACCGGCTCCGTCACCCTTTCCGGCGCCTTCACCGGCACGCTGAACGGAACGGGCGTCAACAACCGGGTGTCACTCACCTTCACGCCGGCGGCCGGCACGCTTGTCGTCTCCGTTTCGGGAACGGTCAGCAATGCGCAGCTTGAAAAGGGCGCGGTCGCGACACCTTACGTCCCCTCGACGATGATATCAGGCATTCCGGACGCCTCGCTGCTGATCGCGGTGACGGCCTATCGCTCGCGCCTCTGGTTTATCGAGAAGAATTCGACCAATGTCTGGTATCTCGCCACCGACGCCGTCAGCGGCGCGGCGACGGTTCTGCCGGTCGGCGGCAACATGAAATATGGCGGCACGCTGGTGGCGATCAACGTCTGGACCATTCCGGTTTCCACAGGCCTGCAGCAGTGCCTGGTGCTGATCTCCTCGGAAGGCGAGGTGATCGTCTTTCAGGGGTCCGATCCGTCGAGTGCTTCCAATTGGGGGCTGATCGGCACCTTCAAGCTCGGCCGTCCGCTTGGCACCAATCGATGCCTGCTCTCCGTCGGCGCCGATCTCGCGATCATGACGACCGATGGCATCGTGCCGATCACCAAGGCCGTGCAGCTCGACCGCGGCGCCACCAGCCTCGGCGCAATCACCGCCAAGATCGGCCCGACCTGGCGGGAAACCGTGGCCGCGATCGGCACGACGTCACAGGAGTGGCAGCTTTCGAGCTTCCCGGCGCGGCAGATGGCGATCGTCAACCTGCCGTCCTCCTTCGGCCCCTATCAATATGTGATGAACACCGAAACCGGGGCCTGGTGCCGTTTCGTCGGCATGCCGGCCTCCTGCTGGGCGACATGGCAGGACCGGCTGTTCTTCGGCGCGGGCGACGGCACGGTCTATGAGGCCGAGGTCGGCGCCAACGACAATGGCGTGGCGATCGACGCGCTGATGGTCGGCGCCTGGAGCCGCTATGGCGACGGGCTCTCGACCAAGCTCTCGAAGCTGATCGGGGTGACGGCGCAGATCGGGGTCTCGACGCTGATGTATGCCGGGATCTCCGTGGACTATCAGACCAAGATTCCGACAGCACTTCTGTCCTCGGTTGAAAACAACGCGGCGGCGAAGTGGGGAACGGCGATCTGGGGTGTCGCGAAATTCCCCGGCATTTCGCTCGTCCGCAAATTCGCCTCCGCCGGTGGCGCAGGTTCGGCCTTGGCGCCGACGATCCGCGCGCTGATCTCCGGTTCGTCGGGCTCGGTCTCCGAGGCGGCGGTGGTCGGCGGCTCCGTGCTTTACGAAAAGGGTGCGCCGATTTGATCGTCTCCGAACCGCGCGAGGAGATCGCGGCCTGGGTCGGCAACAGGATCGGGGTCACCTTCCATCCGCCTTACACCACGCTCGCCCATGTCGACCGCGGCCGGATCATCGCCGGCTTCGTCTTCAATGTCTGGACCGCGCATGACGTCGAGGTCTCGCTTGCCGCCGATCGGCTGACGCTGACGCTGATGCGATCGGTCTTTCGCTATGTCGTGCATCAGCTCGGCTGCCGCCGGGCGACCGCAAGGACCCGCGCCGACAATGTCGAGGCCCAGACTGTTCTGGCGCGATTGGGCGCCCGGCTGGAAGGCCGCCAGCAAGCCTATTTCGGCGACTGCGACGCGCTGCTTTACGCAATCATGAAAGAGGATTTTCCCTATGGTCTCCACGCCGAAGGCCCCGAAGGCGCCTGATCCGACACAGACCGCAGCGGCGCAGACGGCCACCAACGTCGACACCGCCATCGCCAATGCGGGGCTCAGCCACACCAACCAGTACACGCCGGATGGTTCGCTGGAATACAAGGTCAGCGGCTACCAGACGATGACGGACCAGACCGGCAAGACCTATCAGCTGCCGACCTATTCGGCCTATCAGACCTATTCGCCGCAAAACCAGGCGATCTACAACCAGACGCAGCAGACCCAGCTCGGCCTTGCCAAACTCGCCAACGACCAGACCAACAAGATCTCTGGCGTGCTCGGCACCAATGTCGATCTCAGCGCCGGCAATGTCGACAAATATGTCAACGATCACTGGCAGTCCGGCTTCAACAACCAGTGGGACCGCGATCAGGCAAGCCTCGATCAGAGCCTTGCCGACAAGGGCATCTCGATGGGCTCGGCCGCCTATAACAATGCGCTACGTGATTTTTCGACGCGCAAGCAGGCCGCCTCCGACCAATATCTCGGCGACATGTATTCGAATGCCCAGAACTCGATCCTGACCGAGCGGAACCAGCCGCTGAACGAGATTTCGGCGCTGATGTCGGGCTCGCAGGTCCACCAGCCGAGCTACGTCAACACACCGACGACGCAACTGCCGACCGTCGACCAGGCCGGGCTGATCAACGAAAATTTCAACCAGAAGATGGGTCTCTATGACCGGCAGGTCGCACAGTCGAACGCGGCGATGGGCGGCCTCTTCGGCCTCGGCGGCTCGCTGCTCGGCGGCTGGGCGAAGTCCGACCGGCGGCTGAAGGAAAACATCAAACGCGTCGGCACGCTTGATAACGGCCTGCCGGTCTACGCCTTCCGCTACAAGGACGGCGGCCCGACCCAGATCGGCCTGATGTCCGACGATGTGCGCGAGATCCATCCGGACGCCGTGTTCGAACACGCCGACGGTTTCGACCGCGTCGATTACGAAAGGGCGGTGGCATGATCCCAACCATCTTCGGCGGCGATACCGGCAAGACACAGGGCGACATCGACGACCAGCGCAAGCGACTGGCCTACGCCATGCTGCAGCAGGGCATGGATTCCAGCCCGGTGCAATCTCCATGGCAAGGGGCGGCGCGGCTGGCGCAGGCGCTGATGGGTGGGCTGGAGATCAGGCAGCAGAATGAGGAGCAGCAGGCGGGGAGGGCCGAGACTCCCGCCGCGCCGATGGGCGCGCCGTCAACTCCGCCGGCGAAGGCTGCCGGCCTCCTGCCGTCACTGTTCGGTGTATCGAAAGAGACGGCACCTAGCGCAACTGGCTCGTCGATTCCGAAAACGAAGCTACCAGGAAATGTCGGCCTCCCAAGAATTTTCTAACCCCGGCAGGGGTCCCGGTTGATGTATGGGCGCGATGACGCCAGCGGAGCGTAAACTATGACAGAATTGACACCTGAGCAGATGCAAGCCATTGCCCGCGCGCGAGCCCGGGTGCAGCAGAGGCAACCCCAAGATCAGCCGCCGCAACTACCTTCCGGGCGTCATCTAACGTATGAGGAGGGATTGGCGGCTCTTGAAACTGGGGGGCTCTACGGCCAGGCCTTAACCGGCCTGGCTGGCGTCGTCGATGGCATACCTATTGCCGGCCCATATCTTCTCGGGGGAGTGAAAAAGGCAGCCGCTCATCTCCGTCCCCTCCTACACGGAGGGAGTTATGAGGATCAGCTCCGGGTTGTGAACGCCCTCGATCAAGAGGCCGAGATTGCGCATCCTAAGGTCAACACAGCAGGGGAGATAGTCGGTGCGGTTGGTGGAACTATTCCGGCCGTCGTGGCTGCACCCGAAATGTTCGGCGCTGGCGGGGGCAGCATGTTGGCGCGCTCGCTGGTCTCGGGCTTGACCGGCAGTGGTATTGGTGCCGCGGACGCTCACGTGAGAAGTGGCGGCGATCCCGAAAAAACTCGCCGGGGTGCAATTGAAGGGGGACTGCTTGGACTAGCTGGTCCCTTAGCAGGGGAAGTCATCGGAGCCGGTGTCAAGGCAAGTGCCCAGGGCGTAAAGGCTCTCACGCGCGCGCTCCTTGGAGACGAGGTGGCCTCAAAGCCGGCGCGGGATATGCTAGCAGACCTGACCACGGATGCTCGCAATTGGCTCGCGAAGAACGTTTCTGATGCGGATAAGCTCGCGGCGAGTCGTGACCGTTTCGACAAGCTCGGATCTGAGGCGATGCCAGCAGACGTCTCGCCAGAATGGCGCGGCGCCGCCAAGAGCGGTGCAGCCCGGGAACCCACGCGGAGCAAGGTCGTGGATCCTCTGAATGAGCGTGGCTCTATGGCGGGTGCCCGTCTCAGGTCGGACTTCGAGACAAACCTTGGGCCAGATCCTGTCCCGTCTGCTATCGACAGCGAATTGGGCGCGGCTCGGGAACAGGTGGAAAACCTTCGCGCTGCGGCGGTTCGCGGGCAGCCGCCTTACGATTTCACATCGATCGCGAATCATCTGGATAACTCGATCCCGTACCTGCGCGATGATGCCCAGGGTAAGCTTGTTCGCGTCAGGAACATGCTCAATGACTTTGGGAAAGACACCGTCGCCTCCGATCCAGCGATAGCGTTCGCGACACGCGATGCAATCGACGGTATCTTGGCGGGCGAGAAAAATTCAAAAGTCATCAGTGCGCTCAAAAATGCCCGCGGGATGATCGACGACGCCCTTGCTCGGGCTGTCCCTGAGGTGAAGGCCATAGATGCGCAAGTTGACGAGTTGGGCCGCCAGAGGGCGGGGCTGGCCCAGGGGCGATCTGTTCTCACTGATGGGCCGAGCGCCATGCGCCCAATCGAGCTTCAGGAGAAACTGATAGCGGGCGCCGAACCGCAGGGTACGCTGATTGGTCCTTCTGCGGAGTCGGCGCGCATGCGGCAGGGAACGCTTGGCGACATCTATCGTGCGGTTGGAACCGAGGCTAGTGATGCGAACGCGCTACGCAAGATCGTTCGCGGCAAAGGCGAGTGGAACCGCGAAAAACTGGGCATGATGTTCGGGCCAGAAAAAGCCGACGCGTCACTCAATGCCATCGATCGCGAAGCCCTTTTTGCCGACACGGCAAATGGTGTAACCAGCGCAGCTGATGCGGCAGGGCAGACCGGGTTTGAGAAGTATCTCGGCGGGGTATCCAAGGCTTCAGAAATTCCAACGGATAAGAGCTGGGGCGATCTCGGCCTGACCATGGCTCGCCGTCTCGCGCGATCCCTCCTTGAGGAGAATGCAGGCGCCCACGCAGCTCGCGTCACCGATGAAGTCGCTCCGCTGAGTGTGCTTCGCGGGGAGCCGCGTGATGAGCTAATGGAGGCACTCATGCGCCTGGGACCCGAAAACATCGTCGACCAGCAACGCATGGCGCTGATCAATGCGCTCTTCCAGGGTGGCGGGGGGAGGGCTGCCTATCCACTCTTGCCGGGTGAGAAGGAAAAATGATCTCAGCCACTCTCGAAGGCAAAGCAGATCGGCCCTGCTGTGAAAGCGCCGGCGAGAAACATGGTCAACTCGATCGGAAAACTGATCGGCCACCCACTTGGCGAGACCTGTCCTAAGCGGGGACCAAGAGGCAAGCGTCACGATCGCGATGAGCATCACCACGATCCTGATCGCTCTGTGTGACGGTTCGTTCAGCTCGTGATCACTCTGCATGCCGCAACCGAAACTAGACGACTCGAGGCCTCGCAATTCGCGAGGCCTTTTTCTTTGGAGAAGGTCAATGCCCAGAAACCCATCTACCGGCGTCTATTCAAAGCCCGCCGGAACGACACCTTCCGTCGGCCAGGTCATCGACCCCGTGCCGTGGAACGCACTGACCACCGACCTCGGCAACGAAATCACCAACTCGCTGCCGCGTGATGGCTCGGCGCCGATGGTCGCGCCGATCAAGGCCGCAAGCGGAACGGTTTCCGCACCCGGTGTCGGCTTCGCCTCGAACCCGCAGACCGGCCTCTATCTGAAAGGCGGCGGCCTGCTCGGGTTCACTCAGAACGGTGTAGACGCCAGTTTTGACCCTGCACTCGTCTATACCGAAACGACCGACAACTACACCGCGCTGGCAAGCGATAAGGGCGCCTATTTCCGCTTCACCGCGGCAGGAAAGACGCTCACATTCGACGATAGCGCCGATCTCGGCAAAGACTGGCACATCACCGTCCTGGCCGACGGCGTGAGGGTCAATGTTGCGCCCAGCGGATCGGACACGATCAACGGCGCGGCGACTTTCACCGTTCCCGACGGCTATGCCATCAAGTTCGTGTGCTCGGGAACCGCCTTCTATTGCGAAGAACTGAATGCGAGGTTCGACTTTTTCCTTGATTGCGTCCCCGCATGGGTCAACAGCACGACAATTTCGTTTTCAGCAGGAGTTGGCTTTTTCGGCGGTAAGCAGCAGATGCTACCCGCATACACAAAGCTGCTCAACGCCGCGTTCGCGGCCGGCAATAATGCCGGCATGCTGGATACAGGGGCGGTGCAGGCCAGCAAGACGTATTTTCTTCTTGCCATCCGGAACACAACGACGGCGGTGTGCGATTACCTTTGTTCTTTGAGTCCGACCGCGCCGACGGTGCCGGCCGGGTGGGAGCTGTTGCCTGGCAGCCGCGTTGGCATCATTCTCACGAACGGCTCCAGCCAAATCAGGACGTTCGCACAGTCCGGTAACAGCGTTACCATGACTGCCACTCAGGCGTTTGCCACGACAGCAAGCTCTTCCTTTGCGCTCTTCACCCTCCCGAATTGCCCTGTTGGTCTCTCTGTGGATGCCTTCTTAGACTTGGAGGGCAGCGGCCAGCAAAACAGCGATAGTATCTCCTACTGGGCGGCTGCGCACGATAGTGACGCCATCGTTGTGCGCAACAGGGTCTGGGGGCCAAGCGGCGTCAACTCCAATGGCACCATGGCGAGCACTGGTCGCGTTAGGACAAACACCGCTGCTCAGGTCTACCGCTCTGTTGCAGTAGCGGGCACAACCACTGTCCTTGGCTACATGCGGGGTTGGTACGATTGGCAATGCAAGAGGCTTTGGGGATGACGACAGTCTACACGCGAGAAAATGAAAACGGGGATATCGTTGAAGTTTTTGGATGCCAGCAACCGGGCATGAGCTTGACCCCTCGCGACGACGCGAGCGTGGAAGTCCGGAAATTCTTCCGTCTTCCAGCTGAAATCATATCTGTATCGTCTCGACAGTTTAAGCTTCAGCTTTTTGCGACTGATCTCCTCGATAAGGTTGACGCATGGGTGGCACAGCAGCCGCGTGATGTGCGGATTGCCTATGATTATAGCGGCGTTTTCGTGAAGGACAGCCCAATGATGATGGCAGGATTTGTGGCCATGGGCTTCAATCCGCAGCAGATCGACGACTTTTTCGCTGCCGCGGCGCAACTATGATGTAACCTGTCCTCCGCTCTCTCCTGCCGCCCATCGCGATATCGCTTATCAGCGACCTGAAGCCTTCCTGGCGTGCTGCAATGGTTTTCGACACCTGATGCGGATATAGCCAGCGGCGTGCGCAAAGATCGCGGGATATCAGGCCGGTCTCCGCAGCCTCTCTGGTGGCAGCGCACTTGCTGGATATGCCGCAATCTCGCTCACGGCTGACAATCCGAATTGCTCGACATGCCGGCGCCGGGAAGTGATCGTCGCCGCGGATCAGCACCAAACCGAGGCAGCAATGGTATTTCATGGAGACGGTGAAGGGCGTCGTGTTCTTCTGCTTCAAACGTGATCAACCGCTATTCGGCGGCTTTTATCCCAAGCTTTGTTTTGGTTGGGTGAACAAGGCCTCGGCCTTAACCGGGCAAAGCCCTTCCTACATCCCCGGAGTCCCCAATGCTCGTCCACAACTGGCGCGAGGTGCTCAAGCGCGCCTGGAGCGTCCGCCTCATGGCGCTGGCGCTGCTCTTCATCATCATTGAGCCCGTCTACACCTTCATCACCGCGACCTGGCTATCCCGCAACATCTACATCCAGCTCGCCATGTCGGTGATCACAGGCCTCTTGGCCGTTGCGGCGATTATCGCCCGCATCTTCGTCCAGCAGAAAATCTCAGGAGATCTGAATGGCAAACCGCCTGCAGAAGGGTAGTGCCGCCGCGGCCATGGCTGTGGCGCTTGTCGGATCGTTCGAGGGGTTGCGCCAGAATGCCTATCCGGATCCGGCCACGCAAGGGAAGCCCTGGACGATCTGCTATGGCAGCACCAATGGCGTCAAACCTGGGGATCACAAGACGGTGGAGCAGTGCAAGGCGCTCCTGGCGCTGGAGCTCAAGACCTATGCCAGCGGTGTCGGAAGCTGCGTGCATGTTCCGCTGCCGGATGCCCGCTTCGTGGCGCTGACCTCCTTTGCCTACAATGTCGGCGTCAAGGCGGCTTGTGGGTCGAGCGCGGTCAAGCTCATCAACCAGGGCAGGACGGCCGAGGGTTGCGAGTCGCTTTTGAAGTGGAACCGCGCGGCCGGCATCGTGTTTCCCGGCCTGACACGGCGCCGGCAGAAAGAACGCGCCTTCTGCCTCGAGGGCATCTGATGTTCTCCATCCTCGACACGCTCAAAATGGGCGCCGGCATCGCCGCCGGCCTTCTGCTCTATCATCTCTATGCCGTCTCGATCGGCTATCCCTCGGCGGCCCGCGAGGCGCGCGCCGGCTATGTCCTGCTGGCCGAAAAGACCGCAGCCGAAGCGAGGGCCGCCGAGATGGAGCGCCAGCGCAACGCCGCCGCCTGGGCGAACGAGGAGCATCGCAAGCGCCTCGCGGCCGCGGAAGCCGCCGAGCAGGCCGCCAAAGACACACTCGAAATCGAGATCCAATCCTATGAACTTCAGCTTTCGGAAAAGAACCGCGCTTGCGCTGTCACTGCTGCTGATCGTCAGTGGCTGCTCCGCCACTGAGCGGTTGAACAAGGCGGCGGTGACGACGGGTCAGGCGGCGGCCGGCATCGCGCTGCCGCCTTTGCCCAATGATCTGCGCCGGCAGGAAGCGCATGCGCCTGTTGTCGAAGGCGAGCCTGTGATCGCCATCCTCGCCCGCGAGCGCCAGGCTCTCGACCGGGCCAATGCCCGCCAGGGGCGCACCCTTCAGTTCTACGACGACCTCACCAGCAGATATGGAACACGCCCATGATGAATGCCATCTCGCTTGCCCTGACGAAGCCGATGGGCGGGGCCCCTGCGATACCCCCGCCATGGGTGCCGGATCCTAGTCGCTACATGCCGGCCGCCACGGGCACTCGCTGGCCGGCGGGTTTCACGCAAACTTACGCGGCCGACCTGAACTATCAATGTTCGAAGTTGTTCTTCGGCTCACCGGATTACGAAACCAACGATTTCCTTATTCCCTTTGTGGGTTTCGGCTGCACAGAGGGCGGCCTTGCGCCGCAGGAGACGATCTTGCCGAATGCGGATATTGCGATCGATGAAGTGTTTTTCATCCATCCGAACGGCACGGAATACCCGGTGCTCTTCGGCGGCAACGCGGCCGCGACCGTCACGGCGTCGACCGGCATTGTCTACGGGCAAGTGACGCTGCCAAGCGCCCTGCCGGCCTGGTCTGTCTTCGGCATCCGAACGGTGTGGCACGGTACGATCGGGCAGACCTATATTGGCGGCTATCGCTGCCAGCGCCATCAGGGCGAAAAATATTGGGCCGCCGCCGATCTGACATCAATTCGGGCGCTGGCCCTGGCGAACGGGGCGAGCACGCCAGCCCGCGATACGTTCTATAATACGGTCGGCAATGAGAGCAACTCGCAGCCTCTTGCCTATGGCCCTGCAATGGTTCTGGCCAAGGGGTGGGACGGCCGGCCCGTTCCGATGGTCCTGTCCGATAGCCTCATCGAGCGTCAGGAGATTGCCGCCACGGCCGATGCCAGGCGCAACATGGGCATGTGGCTGCGCTGGCTTGATGTGCGAGATCCGGTATGGGGCAGTATCATACCCCTCGTCATGGGCGTCCCCGGCTCGAAGTCGGTGCAGGAACTGGCGACGTCGGCAACCAAGCGCTGGGCCATGATCGATGCGATCCGTGACACATACAACGGCGGCAAAAATATCTGGACGTTCGTTCTCGACCAGTCCGGCCGCAACGATAACAGCGCCACGTCAAGCACATGGTCGAACGCCAAGCTTGGCTTGGTCGACCGCGTCAAGACGCGCTATGGGGCGGGCATCCATGTCGTCGGCGTCACCATAATTCCGACCATGACCGCTTCGTCGGACAGCGGCCGGACGGTCGCGGGCTATACCGTTCCCGCCCTATGGACAACCACCTTGGCGACGGTGAACAACACCATCAAGGCAAGTTCTCGTTACGCCAAGGTCATCGATCAGCTGCTTGCCTTCACGGCGGACACTGATCCGACGAAGTCGCCGGCCGCTGAAATGTTTCCGCTCGGAAACGTCGTCGGGCATCCTGGAAATCAGGACGGCGTGACGACGTGGGACACGATCAAGCTGCCGGCTTCAGTGCCGGACGGCACCCGCATCATGTTCGAATATCAGCCTGGTCAATGGACGTCGAGAAACACCTATAGCCGCATCGACAATGGCGACGGGACGGCCGACTATAAGGTGCAGGAGATATTCGCCACCAACGTCCAGGACAATGCCGCGCTGCTGGCTCACGGCATGAACCTCGATACCACGTCTTATGTCCATCCGACGCTGCATGGGATCTTGCGATTTGTCGGCCGCCTGCCGCAATCCGAAAAGCTGAAATTTTACCCCTAGTCGAGCGCTGAGAGAGATGACATCCAATGACGATATTCTCCGCGCTCTCGGGCGCGTCGAGGGTAGGCTGACAGGCATCGAGGACAACGTCGCGCTTCTGCGCAAGGAGGTCAGCGACGAAAAGGCCAATGCCCACAATAGCCGCGCCGTGATCCACCAGCGGCTCGACGAACAGGCCAGGCAGATAGCCCATCTCGATACCAGGGTGGCGATCAGCGGCGGTGCGGATGCGCAGATCCGCGAGGAAATCAAAAGCCTCAAGGAGACCGTCGAGAAGAACCAGGAAGCAGTCGGGCCGTCGCTTGAAGAGTGGAAACGGATGAAATCGATTGGCTACGGCATTTCAGGGCTGATCGCCTTTGCCGGGCTGACGACCGGCGGAATCGTCGCCTATGCCAGCGATGGCGCGGTGGCAGCGCTTCGGCATTGGTTGAAGATCAATTGA